TCTACTCTACAGTTTAACAAGTAATTACCATCTTCATCTTCATATGGGCCATCAAGAACACGATGTACCTTAATCAGGATTGTACTAGCCATTCGTCGGGTATCCTTTTATCTGCGTACAAGAACCCATGCTTATTGCACCAATCCCCATATGTACTCTTTGCACCTTTGTATAACTTAGACCTAGAGTTAGAAAAGACAAACCTTATGTCGAGAAAGGGATGTTGATCTTGTATAATCAAGTGCTTCTTACGATCAGCTTGAACAAACCTACCNTTAGATTCTATGATGATACCATTGGGCAGTTTAAAGTCAGGAGTGTAAGTCTTATTCTCAAGAAGTTGCCATTGTACCTTTAGCTTCTCATACTCAAAGTTTACGCCCCTGTCCTTAAGATCCTTAGCTATGTCATCCTCTAAACCAGATCTGTAGCCATTCTTTATTGCGTGTCTTCTACGTTCACTGGTGGTTGCCATATCTCGCCCTCTGTACGTCTAAGCCATAGTAGCCTAGCATTCTCTATTACCCTATCTACATCACCATCATAGGCTTTAACACAGGCTTCCCACAGGTCTTGTTCAGTCTTAGCCTCACTTAACATCTTCGTAGCTTTAACTGGGCCTACACGATATAAACCAACTATGTTATCTGCCCTATCACCTGTTAAGATCTGATTGTAGAAGAACTGTAGTCCTGACCATTCATCCACTGTTTTCCACTCGTTCTTACCAAAGTTAAAGTGGTGACAAGGTATCTGTAACATATCTTTGTCTATTGAGGCAACGACAGTATCAGGTCCAAGTCTTGTTGCTTCTATTGCTATAAGGTCATCAGCTTCTTCTCCTTCGCTAGTTATAGCATTGTATTTAGTAGTTAGGTGATCACGAATATGGTAAAGATGTACTGGCTTTTCTACTGATTTACGATTGCCTTTATACTCATGTGACTTAGCTATCTCGTGTCGGAAGTTCCCCTTACCAGTTAGGTAGACTATGTAGTCATCTGGCTCAGGGAACAACACAGTCTGCTCAAGTATAAAGTCAATAAGCTCATCAGCTTTAGCTTCAGCATCCTTTGGAAACAAGTCCTGAGTAGCAAAGGCTGACCGATAAGCTACAATATCACCATCAATTAGCACTTTGCCATAGTTCATTACAAGTCTCCAAACACCATCTTACCATCATCCTTCTCAAATGCTACAGCTTCAACATATGTAAATCCTGCTGACCTAGTAGCTTCAGCGAAGACGTATGCTAATGAATATAAGTCCTCTACCCCATAACGCTCAACACTTGTCTTACCATCAAACCCATCTTCTTCACTATCATTCTCAAAGGTGATTGTAACTTTCATTGTATCATCCCACCATAAACAGTTCGTCATCTTCTGTCGGGGCTGAGTTAGTCTCATAAGCTACATGCTCAGTAATCCCCACATTCATCAGACGAACCCCTGCTCCACTAGCATAAGTCTCAAACTGCACCTTAGCCTTAGTGCCGTTACCTATAGCGCCATCTTCTGAGAAGCTCCACAGACGCTTGTTCTCTTTCCCTTGGGTGAGGTCTACTACTGTAGGTGCGCCACCATAGTCCACGTTCACAGGCTCTCCTGTCTTCTTATCGGAGAAGGTCTTAACATCAGATACCATACGCTTAACCTTCATGTACTTACCGATACCAAATTCAGCATTCCCCTGTAGGACACGCTGTGAGTTCATAGGCGTCAGATCTAACCCCTCAGCCACTAGCTTTTCAATTTGGTCTTCGTCAGTAAAGTAAGCATTAACGATATACTGCCCACCTTTTTGATGGATTGCTTGTGCTGCTCGTGGTCCATCTGGTGATCCCATATCTGCGTTTTCGGGGAAGATCTTAGCATATTCTAAGACCATATCCATTGTGTATTTAGCCATTGTCGAGTTCCTTTCGTAAGGGCTGGTAATTATTAATAGGGATACATTTTACGATTTGTAACACGAAAGTATAAATATTTTTCACTAATGTATATCGGCATATGTACTCCCGAATTGAGCGTCGATCCCTAAGTCTATGTTTAGATTCAGTTGTTTGTTTAAATCTTGTATAGAGTACTCCATATTTATTTTTGTCTCCATTTCGTCGCCTTCCTTTACTAAGGCTATGATCTCGTCGTGGAACTGACCAACAGTCTTAATACCCTTCTCACGACACCCCTTAACCCAGTTGTCAAAGCAGTAGACACCTGTACTCTGGTTCAAGGTACTGAAGCGGTCTTTCTCACTTCGTAGGCTGTACCAGAACTTAGATACTGGATTCTGTACCCACATGCTGCCAAATAACTCTCTGGTGCGTAGGCTATCAGCTACCTTAGTTACTGACCAGTTACGTGACCAGAATGCTTCCAGAAGGGTCTTAGCCTCTTTGACACTCATACCTGTCTCACGGGCCAGCTTAGGCGCTCCTACGCCATATGTAGCACTGTAGTTCACTACCTTGTAGTTCTTACGCAGTGACTTCAAGCTACGTTCCCCTGAGTTATGCTTATCAATGTCATCTTGTGTGATAACACCAGCATGTTTAGCTAAGTCTAAGTGCGGGTCAAACCCCTCTTTACTCATTTCAGCTACATAATCAGGATCTAGTGGTTTCATGTAGTGACGCTTGGTTGTATCCTCTAGGCTAGTCATGTCAGCCCCGCATAAGCTGTAACCATCAGGTGCAGTTAGACACCCACGTATCTCAGCACCATAGGGCTTTTCCACTGAGGGTAGATTGACTAAAGGTTTTGCATGACGGAAGCGCATTGTGTTGGTAAATCCTGCGATTGTTGCTTGCACGTATCCATCACGCTCTGAATCAACCATGCCTTTAAGAACAGAAATACGATGGCTGAGAACAGAAAGCCCATCAAGGATGACAACAGCAGGGTCGGCAGAGGCCAGCCTTCTGACTGACGGGCATAGTTCTCCATCCTTTCGTACCTGTGGTATTTGCTTTTCTTCGCCATCACTATTCCTTACAAACTTAAAGGTACTTGGGTTCCACCCGATAGAATACAGCCAGTCCTTAACTTGATCTGATGAATTAGGGTTAGCACGTTCTTCACCTGTATTAACGACAAAAGATTGTACACCTTCTGGTTGCTTATACTCTTTGCGTAGTTCCTCAAACCTTTCGCCATGTGACGATAGCTCACCGTCCTTCTTATGCATTACTTTAGGACGTTGCTGTACCTTAGTTAGAACACGCTTAGGCATAGCATCAGCTAACTGCTCTATCTTATCAGCCTTCATAGCTTCCCATTCCGCTAGATGCCCCTTAGCTTTGGCTACATCTAATTTCCACTGTAGGGCCTCTTGTTCTGCTGCACACTGTAGCTTGAACGTAAGGTACTCAATGAAACGCCACTTCTCATCTTCATCAGGGTATAGCTTCTTAAGTTTGATGTCCAAGTCACGCCATAGTCTAGCGTTGATCTTAACGTCCTCATTACACCTGTGAGCATACTCTTCTGGTGTTAGGCTAGACCAATCAGTAATCTTAGGCTTAGGTACTCCGTAGTCCTCTCCGTAGCCCTCAAGCCCATGCTTGACACGGCTATGGTTTAGATACCAAGACAGAGCTAACGTATCCACTAGCTTTGCGCTTATCTTAACACCTAGCACCTTTTCCACTGCGGGGATGTCGAACCTTACAATGTTATGTCCTATCAGGATTGGGGCTTCCTCAAGGAAGATACGCATAGCTACATAGTCATGCGTGTGTTGCACATTCCCTTGGTCATCCATCCAAGATATTACATGGATCTTAGTGCTATCTAATCCATCTGTTTCTATATCAAATACTGGCAATTATATAACCTCTCGTAGTGTAAATGTCTCTGAGTTAAACCGCATCATACCAGCCCTACCTTCTTCTGAGCATGGGCGGTTCTTCTGCACTGTTATGTGTGTTGTATTACGTTCCTGTAAATCTTCTGCCTCTTTGTCACGGGAGAGGTCTAGGATTACTGATGCCCTTTGTCCAATCATCTTACAGTACTTAGGATCACCATTGTCGTTAGTGTGAGCAATGGTAACGATACCTACGTTTAGCTCTGCTGACAACTTAGACAACCTGACCGATAAGTCAGCTAACATCTGCTCTTTACTCTCTTCTGATTGACCAGATACTACATCTTGGATAGGCTCAAAGAATACAAACTTACAGCCACATGCTTGACTAAAGTATCTAATCTGGTCGCATAGCTCATCAGCACCTTGACCATCACTCAGGTAGAACTGGTAGAATAGCTCATCCTTAGTTAGCTCTTTGATGGCACGTATGACATCATCCTCTGCTTGCTTCTCTTCGATAAGATCTCTGCGTGTAAGATTATCGTTTAGCTGGTACGACACAAGACCAAGTAAAGATCTTAGCTTAGTCTCTTCCAAGTGCCATGCAGCAAAAGGTATGTTATGTTGTAACATGTTGTACTCTAGGTAACGCATGATCTCAGTCTTACCAATACCTGTAGGCGCTTTAATAACTGTGAAGTGACCTTGCATCAGACCCAAGATCTTATCGTCTAAAGCTATAATACCAGTTGGCACATACTGATGCTC